AACTTTGAAACAGACCAGGACTTAGCATTTGAATGAAAATATTATTTGATATAGAAACTGATGGACTAGAATCGTCTGTCATCTGGTGCTTAGTTGCTCAAGAAATAGAGACAGGACAAGTCTGGAGCTTTGGCCCTGATAAAATAGAACGAGGTGTGCAGCTTCTGAATAGAGCTACGCAACTATCAGGTCATAACATAATCGGATTTGATATTCCTGTATTGGAGAAGTTAACTTCTTTTAAACTTGGTGATCAAGAGATCATAGATACCTTAGTATTCTCTAGACTATTTAATCCTGTACGTGAAGGAGGACATAGCCTTGCAGTATGGGGAGGTAAGTTAGGGTATTCTAAGATTGAGTTTGAAGACTTCGATAAGTTCTCTGAGAGGATGCTAGACTACTGTAAACGTGATGTTGCTTTGAATGTTAAAGTGTACAAAGCTTTACAAAAAGAAGGTGCTGGCTTCTCAAGAGATTCTATGAGACTTGAATTAGAAACAGCAAAGATACTCAAGGATCAAGAGCAACACGGCTTTTACTTCGATGAATACAAAGCTAACATGCTTTTAGCACAGATGCGTGAGAAGATGTGTGAGACAGAATCAGAGGTAGCAAAAGTATTCAAACCTAAGATAGATGAGCGGTTAATCTTTCGTAAGGAAAAGAAGAACGGTGAGGTATCTAAGCAAGGAGCTTGGGATAATCCTAGTGGTAAGGGAGTTAGACTCTCTGATGAAGAGTATGAATATCTTTCTGATCCTTGCAACTTTAAAACTACAAGGTCTACTGTTGTGGACTTCAACATTGGATCACGTAAACAGATAGGAGAATATCTTTTAGAGTTTGGTTGGAAGCCTGAAGAGTTTACTGTGAATGGTAGGCCAGTTGTAAACGAGAAGACCTTATCTCAAATAACTGACATACCACAAGCAGAACTTATCAAAGACTTCTTGATGTACCAGAAGAGAGAAGCACAGATAAAATCCTGGCTTGAGGCAATCAAAGATGACTCTAGGGTTCATGGCTTTGTAATACCTAATGGTACTATCACAGGACGCATGACTCATCGTGAACCTAACATGGCACAGGTTCCTAGTTTAAGTTCTCCATACGGTGCTGAGTGCCGTAGGTGCTGGTCTGTTCCTAATGGATACAGCCTTGTAGGTATAGATGCTAGTGGCCTAGAGCTAAGAATGCTTGCACATTACATGGAAGACAAGGAGTATACAAATGAAATCATCAACGGTGACATTCACACAACTAATCAAAAGCTTGCAGGACTTGAATCAAGATCTCAGGCTAAGACTTTCATCTATGCCCTCCTATACGGAGCAGGAGATGAAAAGCTTGGAACTGTTTCTGGAGGCGGTAGAGAAGTTGGTAGTAGACTTAGAAAATCATTCTTCGATAATCTACCATCATTTACAGATCTTAAAAACAAAGTATCAAGAGCAGCTTCAAGAGGCTACCTCAAAGGGTTAGACGGTAGGAAACTCTTTGTTAGGTCTGAACATTCTGCGCTTAACACTTTACTACAGGGAGCAGGGGCTATCGTTATGAAGAAAGCTCTTGTGATATTCAATGAGTACATCGAAGACATGGATGCACATTTTGTCTGTAATGTACACGATGAATGGCAGGTAGAAGTGGAGAGTAGCCTAGCTGATGAAGTAGGTATGCTAGGTGTTAAAGCTATTAGAGAAGCTGGTGAATACTTTAATTTGAATTGTCCTCTTGATGGAGAATATAATGTCGGAAGTAATTGGGCCGAAACCCACTGATGAAAAATACAACTGGTCTTTTAAACATAAAACAGAACAGTCTGCTGAATATTGCATGGAGTACTTAGATTCTAAAGGAATAGAGTACGAACTAAAAGAAGGTGGAAGTATGTTATGGGTTTACAAAGAAAATAAAAAAGCTTATTCATACTATTACACTACTGGTAGATGGGCACCCTACTGTAGTAGTGGATACCCTTATAAACACTTTCGCTCAAAAGGCATTGCTGATTTTGTAAATAGATTTTTTTATCCTGCTCTACCTAAAATAAAAGAAACATTAGATAGCGTTAGTTCTTTTTTAAATAAAGAAAACATAAAGTTTACACAAGCTGATAATTCTAATGAGATATATGTGTACAATGATGCAGATAGAAAATATAAATATGTAATTGAGAAAGGATTATGGACTCCTTATTCTAAAGAAGATGAACCTAAAACAACTTATAAATCTGGTGGCATAGAACATTTCGTTACTGAGTACTTAAAAAATTAAAAGGAGCTTGTATGAAACCTAAACATGAACCTAATAGAGTTGGAGACATGGCAGAACACTATGCAATAACTTGGTTATGGGACAAGGGCTATCATGTCTTTAAGAACTCAGGCTGCACAGGGCCTGTAGATATTGTTGCTATGAAACCTAACGGTGAAATTATTTTAATTGATGTGAAGTCTTATAAAGATGGGAGACTATCTTCTAAGACAATGACTCAAAAGAAACTAGGAGTACAGTACCTACACTATAATTCTGAAACTAGAAAATGCAGATTTGTGGAGCATAGAAAATGAAAGACTTGGATTATTTAGTAGAGGATATTTACGCCTTCATTGAAAGAGAAGAGGAGATAGATCCTAATCTTGTAGAAGACTTCGCAAGTAATCTACAGGATGCGTTGCTTCAATGGTCACAGCCTAAGAAACAACGTAAAGGATTACGTATAAGTAATATTGGTAGACCTGCTAGGCAGTTGTGGTACGAAGCTAGGCAAGAAGATACTGTTAAACTTAATGCGATAACCAGAATAAAATTTCTTTATGGTCATCTACTAGAGGAGCTACTACTCTTACTAGTAAAAGCTTCAGGACATAAAGTAACTGATGAGCAAAAAGAAGTAGAGGTTGACGGTATCAAGGGGCATATGGACTGTAAAATAAATGGTGAAGTTATTGATATAAAAACTGCATCTAACTTTGCGTTCAAGAAGTTTTCTGAAGGGACTCTAGCTCAGAACGATACCTTTGGATACATGGCACAGCTTGCAGGTTATGAAGCGGCTGAAGGTACATCTGATGGTGGTTTCTTAGCGATCAACAAAGAGTCAGGTGAACTTGCTTTATTTAGACCTGGTAAATTATCAAAACCTAATCCAGTTAATAAAATAAATAACTTAAAACAAGCTTTAGATCTTGACACACCTCCAGAGAAATGTTATACTCCTATACCTGAAGGTAAAAAAGGTAATGAAATTTTACCTCCCTCCTGTGTATACTGCTCATTCAAAAACGAATGCTGGTCTGATGCTAATAACGGTCATGGTCTAAGAGTGTTTAAGTACGCTCATGGCTTGAAGTATTTCACCAGAGTAGCATCACAACCCAAGGTATTAGAACTAACATGAATACTAAGATAATGAAAAGAATAAACAGACACTCTGAAAATATTTTAATAGAATGGGTAAAGACTCAAGTACCTGAAGAAGAACAGGAAAAGGTTTCTATTAAGAATATAAAACAGTTACTACCTAGTGCAAAACATTTCTACGCCTATGGTCAAATACGACTGAGCTTTTACACTCTTAAATGGGCAAGGAAATGCATCAAGAAACTTTACAATCTAGGTAAAGATATAGAATCTATTACAGTCAAAGACCTAGAAGATTTTGTTAATAGCACAAGAGAGCGATACAATTAGTACTAAGAAAAAAGCTGTTAGTGGTAAGCGAAAACCAAGAGTACCTAGACCTAAAAAGATTGTAGCCCCTAACAATCATAAGTATGACTCTATATGGGAAGCTGTGTTACATGAATCAATATTAAAAGATTGGCATCATCATGGAGACAAAATATCCTACGTAATAGAACACACTTACGAACCTGACTTTGTTAGGAAGATAGGAAGAAAGACTATCTTGTTAGAATCTAAAGGTAGGTTCTGGGACTTTCAAGAATATAATAAATACATCTGGGTTAAAAAACACTTACCTAAAAACATGGAACTAGTATTTCTTTTTGCTAATCCTTCTGCTCCTATGCCTGGAGCTAAACGTAGAAAAGATGGTACTAAGAGATCCCATGCTGAGTGGGCAGGAACAAACGGATTTAGATGGTTTAGTGAAGAATCAATACCTAATGCTTGGATTGATTCAGAATCTAAAGAATCTGAAGACTTTAAAAAACGTAATGATAAAATTAATTTGGAGATGCAATGAGTATAGATGACGCAACACCTCAAGAGTGGGATGAGATGAATGCTAGAAGGATTGAAGAAGAAGAGCCTTTAAGGAAAGGCCCATCTACTCTTGGTAAAACTTATTCTAAACTTATTAATAGTGCTATGGTAGATAACATAAATAATCCAGAACACTATAATCAAGGCGCAGTAGAATGCATAGAAGCTATAGAAGCTATGCTTACTCCTGATGAATTTGTAGGTTACTTACGTGGTAATTCTTTAAAATACAGATGGAGAATGCGATACAAAGGATCTCCCATTGACGATCAACGTAAGGCAGCTTGGTATGAAAATAAACTTTTAGAATACTGGACGGAGAATGAGGATGACTTGGGACAGAAAAGCTGAAAGAACCAAAAAATTTAATAAGAGAAAAGATTCAAAAAATAAAGCTAAAACTAAAAATTATAGAAAGTCGCAATTAAGAGAAGAGGAAGGGTTAGATGATATTAAAAACTGGAACAGTGGATTACTTGGGGATTCAGATTGATTACAATAAAGAAGATAACCTAAACGAGTTCTCTAAAGAAACTTTAAAAGATAGATATTTATGGGAGGATGAAAGTCATGCTCAAGAAGCTTTTGCAAGGGCCTCTGTATTTAGTGCAACTTATAAAGGACATACTGATTTCGATCTTGCACAGCGATTATATAATTACTCAAGCGATAATTGGTTCATGTTTAGCACTCCTATCTTATCTAACGGAGGAACCAAGCGTGGTCTACCTATCTCTTGCTTTCTTAATTATGTTCCTGACTCAAGGCGTGGTCTTTCTGATCATTATGATGAGAACATATGGCTGGCAAGCACAGGTGGAGGTATCGGTGGCTATTGGGGGAGCGTTCGCAGTAATGGTGTATCTACTAGTAACGGCTCTGAGTCTACTGGCAGCATACCATTCATGCATGTCGTAGACAGTCAGATGTTAGCCTTTAATCAGGGAGTCACAAGGAGGGGTTCTTATGCAGCATATATGGATATATCTCACCCAGAAATTGAAGAGTTCATCAACATGCGTAAAACAACTGGCGGTGATCTTAACCGTAAGTGCCTTAATCTGCATAATGGCGTATCCATTAATGACAAATTCTTGTCTGCTGTTCGTGATGATGACGATTGGAGACTCGTTGACCCTAAGTCCAATCTTGCAACCAGGATTGTTTCCGCACGAGATCTGTGGTTCCAACTAATACACACTAGAGCAGAGACAGGTGAACCGTACATAGTAAATCTAGATAGATGTAATGAGGAAATGCCC